CTTATTAAAATTGGTGAGATTCCCTCTTCTTATGGACAGACTTTATACACAGATATTATTGACCCAGTTACGATAACAGATAGCCGTTGCAGATTCACGCTGAATCGTGTTGCTGGATTCCTTCATTCTAATTCTAAAATTACTATGGCGGTCACTCCTCAAAATACTACCAACGCCAGTTACTTCCCTTTAAATGTAGGTATTTCCTCGCTGATTAAATCGGCAACCCTTACCATAGGCAATCGAACCGTATGCTCTATCGACGACTACTCAAATTTCCACGCATACCAGTCACTATTTATTTCCAATGAAAATAACAAAGAAAGAGAACAATATTTAAGTCAGCGGTGTATGGCTTTGAAACCAAGATATGGGAGTCGTGAAAATGACGCAACCCTCACCCCCAACTCGGCACAGGGTCTTATTATTGATAATGGTCGTGAAATGGCTGACGGAGCGAACGCAGCCGCACGAGGTCTTGGTGCTGGTGGATTTATGAGTCTTTTACCATTCCAAAAAATGAATGGGAATACTGCACAAACCACAAGTGACGCACCTGTCTATTCAGTATTTTTAAGTGACCTCTTCCCATTCCTCCGCTTCAATCAGTTGCCTATGTTTATGATAGACGACGAGGTTCATATCGATTTAGTATTTGTTGAGCCGACTCTCTCTCTCGCAGGTAGTGTTCAAACCCAGCGTGTGCAGGTAACAAAGGGAGACACCGACGACAGGATTGTTCCTATTAATCAAGACGAGGTGAAACTTATATATGATAGTATTATTTATGACGGAGAAGTTATGGAGAAATACAGAGAACAGAATAAGAGCCTATCTTTCCAGTATGTCGATTACAGACTGGCGAAGAGAACTGGTGACCAAACCGCACTTGTAGGGCTTACATTTCCACTTGGAGGGAATGGTCGTCTTGTGAGCAAGGTTATTCTATCTGTCCAAGACGACAGCAATTTCATTAGTGAAAGTCTTTTAGGAGGTATGTCGGTTGCAAAAGCACCAACTGCGGATAATCAAGACGCTTCAATAATTAATATTAGATACAATAATCAGTTTGAATTTAGTAAGGATTTAAAGAATCCTGCGGCAATGTTCTCTGTGACCCAGTCAGCCGAAGGCAAATTGCCTATGACGCAGAAAGATATCTACCAGGAAACTGGTGTCACTAATTTATCGACCGACCTTTTTGAAGGTTGCAATATTGCTAATGAAGCCGAGGGTCTTGGTCGCAATGGTCAGTGGGTTGCCCTTCGACCCAATCGAGCCGAACGCATTAATAATCAGGGTATTGACCTCACCTTCCAATCCGGCCCAGGTGCAGGTAATTATACGCTCCGTGCCTATTTAGAAATGTTAAAGGTGGCCACACTTAAAGACGGTGTCTTCGATTGTTATTTTGCGTAAATTTAGAATATTAAAAAATATATATATTTAATATAAATGGATTGGATTATAAATTATATTTGGGATTATTTTAAATGTAAAGAGTGTGATAAATATAAGAAAAGAGAACAAGAATTAATATTTTTAGTTCAAGATTTATTGAGAACTCAAAATGAATTGTTAGAATTTTTAGATAAAAAAGTAAATTAATATATTTTTTTTAGTTTAATTTTTAAAAAAATAATCTATTATTATATATATAATATGAAAATAGATACAAATAATCTTAATGAAGATATCAAAAAATCTCGACCTAATATAAAAGATAATACTATCAAACAATATACTATGAACTTGAATAAATTAAAGGCTTTATTTGAAACAGATAATTTTGATTTCCTTTCTAATGTCGATAAAGTTATGGATAAGATAAGTAATCACCATTTTACAAGCCAACGCAATTTTCTCAATGCTATTATTATATTATTAATGGCCTTGAATAGTGACGGCAAATATGATAAACTGTTAGAAGAATATGGTACATTACGTGACGATTTCAATGATAAATATGACCAAGAACAAAAATCAGGGGTAATTAGTGATAAACAATCGAAGAATTTTACCACCATAGAAGCAGTATATGAAGGTATTAATAAAATGGGTGAAGAATTAAAACCTATTAAGAAAAAGAAAGAATTATCTAAAAAAGAAATGCAATTATTACAAGCCTATATATTATTTAATATATATGCGAGAATGCCTATGAGAAATGATTTGGCTGGTATGATTGCTATTAAAAAGAGAGATTACAATAAACTTAAAGAAGAAGAAAAGAAAGAGAATAATTATTTGGTAGTCGAGAAGAATGGATTATTCTTTGTATTAAATAAATATAAAACTTCAAAAAAATATGAAGAATTAGATTTACCAATTGAAGATAAAGATTTAAAAAAATTATTAAGATATTATTTAAGAATGAATGGTATGGGTGTTTTATTCAAAACTTCGACTGGTAAGCCAATCACTCGAATAGAATTATCTAAAATACTATTAAAATTTAGTGAAAAATATATGGAGGGTAAAAAAATAAGCACCACATTATTAAGAAAGATATATTTATCTTCAAAATATGGAGATATGAAAGAGGAGTTAGAGAAGGATAATAAAGTAATGGGACATAGTAAAGAAGTCGCCTTAAATACCTATGTAAAAAAGGCTGATTAGTGACCATTCTCTAAACTTGCACAATATGTCTCCCATACTCTAATACATTCATTTAATTCAGGACAATACGTATATCCACAACTTATACAACAATTATTATTATCATATGGTGATTTAACCATATATAATAATAGTAAATTTAATATAATCTTTAACATTTATTTATATAAATATTTTTTTTTGTATTTCTTAAATAAAAATTAAGAAACAATCTGAACGCCCTGTGGAGAATAAGCAACCACCACCTTCGATTTAACAAATAGATAGGCCGAAACAGGGTTGCCGTCCTCCAATTCATTCTCCATTTGAATGCTGAACTGTGCGGTGGAGAAATCAACTCCCTGACTATCGAGCATATCATAGAGAACACCGACACCATATGTAGCCCCAGCACACGGCATATTTCTGTAACCTGATACTGCACTATTGGTCACCGTGAAGTTTCTGTTGCTGGTGAGCGGAGAGACGGACGTTCTTGCGTGGATACTTTCAGGGATAATAGAACTCATAAAGGACTTGATTACCTCGGAGTCGGCAACAGGAGTTTTATTGGTTGCGTCATAGACCGTATCATTTTCGAAATGTTTGGGGAAACGCTCACCATTGCGGAGGAATGAGATTTTCAGGAGATTGGCTAATGCTCCCCCACCAACACCAGCACCACCAACGTCAGTAGTTTTAACCGAAGGCATATAGGTTAGATAGCCGTCCTGACCAAGATTATTTATAAAAGCGGAGGGGACAAAATTCACGAATGCTCCAAGAACATTCGATAATCCTAATCGATAATTAATAATCGAGTTGGTACTTTCTAACGTGCTGAAATAGGAAGTAATAGAATTGAATGTCATTACCCCAGTATCAGGAGATTTAACCTCGTTATCGACTTCACAAGAGATTTCGAGGTCGGATAATTCATAGAAAGCGTCAGCAATAGACGTAGTCACACCAGAAGAAGAGAAGAAAAACTGGCTGTCCGGTGCTAAATGGATTTCAATCTCCAAAGGAAACTTATCAAGCGGAATCTTACCTCCGCCGAGGGTGAGGCCTGACGGAAGTGGAACGGAGAAATACGAGGCTCGTGTGTTGCGAACAACACCAGTAGTAAAAGCGTCATAATTGTCGCTGATTAATGCACTCTCACTCAAATGCCCAGCCATATCCTGCGAGGAGGCCATTGTCGGTAGGAATGAAGACATAAAGCGGCCATAGTGTCTAATATGCTCAACGACCTGCTGGGTCTCTGCATTTCTAAAAACTATTTGGTCGATTGCTCCGTAAATCCCCAACTTGTGAGAAGCACGGAGTAAAGAACCAACACCACCAGCAACAGGTCTTGCACGTGCAGAAGTTGCATACATATCAATCTTGCCTGATACACGAATCGAACTCAAATCGAGTTCAGCGTCTTGGCGACCAATGGTCGCTGTTAGAACTGGGTTACCACGAGCGTGGCTAACAAGCCCAGTCGCTGGAATATTATTAAAATTTAACTGCAAGTATTTTCGGCCACTCATTTTATATATTACTTTATATAAAAAATATCAAAAAAAAAAATAAATATTATATAGAAAAAAGGATTAATCCGCCTTTCCCATATTTTCTTTTTTCTGTATAGTCTTATTAGAAGTTATCTTTTTAAGTCCCTTTCTTTTAGATATAACCCTTTGAAGTGCTGCACCTTGTTTAACACCTTCGGCTTTGATTTTGTCCTCTGCTTGTTTCTTCTTCATATCTCTCTGTTTCTTCGATTCTTTCTTCTCCTCCGCAGTTTTTGGTTTGGGTAAAATATCGTCCGTACCCACAGCCACACCTTTACCTTTTCTATTTTCAGTTTTACCCAGTTTTATCTCTTTCAATCTTGGTCTTTTACTTGGTATTAAAGATTGTTTTTCGTGATTTATTTTGAATCCACTATCATTAATAATTTTAATTATTTGTTCTCTTTTTGCACCTTTTGGAAATTTAATCGAAGTTAATTTATTATGGGCTTTAACCAGTCTTCTTATTTCAGGAGTGGTTAATTCACCTTTCATTTTACCAGTTTTGTAGGGCATACCTTTATAAGTCTAACATATAAAAAAAATATATTATATATAATAATAAATAATGTTTGTCAATAAAAGCCATTCAAAAAAGGATTTAGTAGAATTGTTCGATAAATTAGGAGTTGGGATTAATAAAAAGTCACCAAAAAGTGAAATTTTATTAAATATAGATACATATATTAAAGAATGCAAATATAATAATAAAATTCAAAATCAGACTCAATTAAAAGACTATTTAAAAGAGGATACAAAAAAACAAAGACCGGACATTGATACAAAAAATAATATAATGTTCAGGTGTAAAAAGATTATTAAATGGGGGAATGAAAATTATGATTTCAATGAGTATTCATATAATTATGAAGACGAACCATTAAATGATATAATGTTTATATATAAATGGGGAGATATACCAAGTGTAAGAAGAGCCTGTCGATTATATAACAATTGGGAAGGTCGAAGGAATCATATTAATCCTCTAATAAGTGAGGAAGTACAAGAGAGATTGACAGATATGCAAAATATCAAAAGCAAAGTGAATAAAAGTATGGAAGTTCGAAGGGGCAAAATATTATTGACTTTCAGTTAAAAGTGTCCGACATAGACTCTTGAAAAAAAAGTATTAAAAAAAATATCTTAACACAAAATATTTTCACATTCTATCCTGGACACTTTTAGAGAAATGAATCGATATCATTCAATGGCTCTTCATTAAGACACTCCATTATTGAGATATTTTCATTATCCATAAAATTGCGGAGGTCTTCAATTGTTGTAACTTGTTCTCGATATTTATTAAGAATATCCTGACCGAAAGAATGAATGATACTGTCTTCACAATCGAACAATTCAGCCGTAATATATTCATTAACTCCTTTATTAAAACTTTTTACAAAATTCTTATAATTATTTTTATATTTATCATTTTTCATTTCTTCTCTCCTGACATTCATAATCATTTGCATTATATCAGTAGGAAGGTAATTAATATTATTCATTATTTTCTATACACTATATATTCCATTTTTTTTTAAATAGATTTCTTTTCTTCGGTTAATTATTGAAATAATAATCTATACTTATACTATAATGGTTTGGAATATAGTTGAAGATTTAGAATGGGGACATTTCAATGAACGTAAAGTATTGACTTGGCTTAATAATAATCTATTTGAAGAAGACAATATGAAATTATATAAGAATGAAAGGAAACAAGTCGATTTTAAGAATACTAAAATAATTGGTGAATTAAAATCAAGAACAAATAATTATTCAAGATATCCCACAACTTTCTTTGGATATAATAAATTAAATTACTTATTAAATAAAGAAGGAGAAAATAGAAAATTTAAGTTTTATTTCTTATTTACAGACGGCCTTTATGAGTGGGATTATAATGCAGAAGAATATGATATCAAAGATTTCGAACACAGAGAACGAGGTGTAAAAGATTATGTATATATAGATATTAAATATTTAAAATTAGTTACAAAAGAAATAACTTCTATGTAATATATAAATGGTCGATAAAGTTAAGATAACTTATCAAGGCAAATCCAAATCAGTACCAAAAAATTATGTTGAGGGTTTAAAGGGTAATGATAGAAGGAAACAAATTAAATCTATATTCGAAGGAACATATAGACCTGAAACTAAATTTAAATCCAAAGAAAGTACTTGGACAACGAAGTTTAATAAAAAATATGGGAAAGAATTAGATAAAATGAAAGGTGGTAAAAGTAAAAGAAATATAGCCAAAGTTACAGGGATTCCATTCAAAGCGATAGACGAGGTATTTAAAAAAGGCGAAGGTGCATATTATAGTGCAGGTAGCCGACCAAATCAATCACCACAATCGTGGGCTTATGCACGAGTGTATAGTTATATTTTAGGGGGTAATGCTCGAAAAGTTGATAAAGCCATAACAGATAAATATAATGTAAAATTTAAGAAATAAAATATAATAAATAATATATGGATAAAAAAGTAATATTAGGATTATTAATTTTCGAGTACGGTTGTTTTGAATTTGGTAGGCTTTTTGCGAGACATAGTTAAGTAACCATTATCACTATCATTCTCAATAACTTTTAATTTTAACAATGCAAATATAGAATTAAGAAACATTAAGTGGTCGCTTCTTCTTATTGCTTCTTTATTTAATTTTCTTTTATAAATCATATAGCAGAATTGTTTATATGTTTTAATTTGTAATTTCATATTAATATTTAATTTCAATGATTTAATAATAAGAGAATCTCCTTGATATTTATATCTTTCAAATGTTTTTAATTTAGTTAATGGATAGGAACTAATAAGTAATCCCTTATAATATAAATTTAAAGAACCTTTCGAACCTTCATAAATCATTTTCTATATATTTAAGATATAGAATATTATTTTAAGTATATATAATCGATATTTATACCACTCTATTACAATAATAGGGGCAATAATCCTCTTTTATACCACTTAAAGAGCAAAATCACTTAAAAAGAACCAATAATTTTAAAATTATTATCTCTTTAAGTCTAAAAAAGGGTATAATTAATGATTATTGCCCCTGTTATTCGATATATTAAGTATAATTCAAGATTATTAAAGTTAAATTTAAGATATATTAATATAATATACTAATATAAATGAGCGTATATATTAAAAAAGATAATAAAGGCAAAAAAAGAAATGATACACCGACCGACGAGAGGATATGTAACTTATTGAGTACATTAATCAAAAGACATTACAATCCTACGTGCATATTAGACCCCTGCTCCGGTGATAGAAGATTAACAAAGGATTTCGATTGCAATATAATTAATTATGAAATAAAAGAAGGAACTGATTTTTTAAAAGAAACTAATAAGATAGATTGTGATTTTGTAATTATGAACCCTCCATTTAATATTGGTGGGACTGGTAGAAAATTAGCAGTTGAAGTATTCATTGATAAAATCCTAAATTTGGTGGATAATACAATACCTATTATAATGATTTGTCCAATGGGCTTTCGATTGAATCAAAGAGTGACTTCGAAAAGGTGGAGAAAGATTCGAGACCAATACCCACCAATCACAAGTATTATTTCTTTACCATTAGATATATTCGAGGATACACTATTTCATTGTGAAATTATTTGTTTTAATTGTAATTTATTCGACCCCCATTATTTTTTAGATATTTAAGTTATTAATAAAATGTCCGACATAGAATTGAAAAAAACATATAATTTAATTAAGGGTTTCAACACAAATTTATTTCACAATCTATCCTGGACACTTTTGATATTTTTGCGTATATTCCTCAACTTTTTTTTCTATTGTTATAATATAAATGGTTAGAGAAAAACTATATAAAGAATTAACATATAATAATAAATATAATAATATAATGTGCGATAATAATAATATGAAAACAATTAAATATAAGGACTTCACAAACGCACACAGTTACGCCGCAAATATAGACATTAGTGAATGGCCTACTAAAAACGCCGTCGAGGTAGTTCTTAAATGTGCAAAAAATAATAACAAGGGATATCACGAATGGCTCGATTATTCAATGAGGGTCAAACCTTATTATGATATCGATATCTTTATCCCTGCTAAAAAATTGGTCGGCACAGATTCACTACTTGGAGAAACTATAAATATGGTAAGATTCGAAGTATTAGAAGTGTTGAATAAATTATATCCTGACGGAGATATAGCAATTGCTTCAAGTCACGGAGAGAAGGAAAAAGTGAAAACGGTTAATAAGATAAAAGAAAAGGAAATCGGTGTGGCTATCTCTTTTCATTTTGTAGTAAATAATTATGATTGTTCAATCGAAGAATTAAAAGATTTCAATGAAAAGAATAATTTATACAATATAAATTTTCAGAATAAGAATAATATTATTAGTAAAAAAGAAATCAAAATGTTCGACAATGCAGTATATACAGACGGTCGTAATATGAGAATGTTATTCTCCTATAAACCAGGTGATAAAAGACAAAAAATCCCTGACACTTACACAGATAAATTATATTGGTCAAAGCATATTATCCAAAGTATTGGTGATATTAATTATCACAAGAAGCCATTACCTAAACCTTCACCACCTTCGACTCCTCCTCAATCTCCAAAGGCTATCAGTATGGAATTGAAAGTTGAAGAAGATAAGGAAGAGATTATTGAGAAGGCCGACGAGGACGAGGATTTACCTGCATTCCAAGCATTTAAGAAACAATATAATCTAACTGAACTCCAAAAGATACTTGACCTATGTACAAATGAAGATTGTTTCGAATATGAAACTTGGACAAAGATAGGTATGAGCCTCCACAATATTACAGAAGGTGACGAGGTAGGGTTTGGATTATATAATGAATATAGTAAGCAACACGAAGGATATGACGGAGAGGTCGATTTGAAGAAGAAGTGGCTTTCATTTGGTAAAAAGAAATCTGGTAATAAAGTTGGATTAACATATTTAAGAAATCTTAAAGAAAAATATGAACCACAATGCAATCAGAAATTAGCCACTATATGGTTGAATGGATATAAAAAAAATAAGAGTGTAAATCAGGCAGTTTCTGTTGTGAATTTAGAAATGAATAATCGATTAATATTTGTTAAAGAAACTGGTAATTATATTATTCTCGATAAGAAAATAGTTAGAAAGGATAATGGTGATTTAATCAGCAAACCTTGTTGGTATTTGAAAAACCAAACAGGGGCAAAAGACCATTTTGTCAAGGAGATTTCAACAATTGAATATAAGGATATGGCTGGTGACACAAAAGACTACAAATTAGACCCATTCAAATCTTGGTGTCATTGGGACAACAGAAAAGAAGTGAGAGCCATAGGATTCGACCCTCGTGAGAACCCCAATCCTGATTTATTCAATCTATGGTGTGGATTTAATATGAAAAAAGAAGCAGTTGAACATTATGAGGAAGACGAAGCCCTGCCTATCCTCGACCATATCAAAGAATTATGGTGTAATAATGACGAGAACTCGTATGAATATATATTAAATTATTTCGCCCATATTATTCAAAAGCCACATATTAAGACTGGGGTTCTATTGGCTCTAAAATCGAAACAAGGTGGGGGCAAAGGTATTATCCTTGATAAATTAGCACAAATCATAGGTGACGACCATTATTGTCAAAACAGCAACGCAAATTTTTTATTTGGTAATTTCAATGGTCAATTAGAAGGTAAAATTATTTGTAATCTTGACGAAGCCTTTTGGGGTGGAGATAAGAATCTCGAAGGTGTTATCAAAAATAAAATCACTGAAAAAAGACAAACTATTAATAAAAAAAATAAAGAGAATTACCAAATAGACGATTATGTAAATTATATTATTACAACTAATAATGATTGGTTCGCTGGTATATCAGAAGACGACAGGAGATATTATTGTTTAGAATTGAATAATAAATTAAGTGGTCGAATGACCAAAAATACATACAAAACGGTACAACCTGTATTGGACGCACCAGCAGAGGCTTTTGCAAAAATATTATATAATCGTGATATCAGCGAGTTCAAGCCACGTATTTTCAAGAAGACAAAACTCCTACAAGAACAGGTCGAGAGAAACTGGAACTCCGTCAAAGTATGGTATAATTCAGTAATGAAGGAAGGAGGATTTACTATTGGTGAGAAATTTGTCGAGTGGGGAGAACTTGAAACAGGGTGGGATTATGACGGAGATACGAATAAGGGTGGTGTTAAAATTAAGAATAGAGCAGGAGTCAAGAAGACAGCATATTGTAAAGAGTGGCTATTTAATATATATAATTCTCATAGTGCCGACGGACGCAAGTTTAGTAGTTCTGCTCTTTTCAGAGATTTAAGTCAAAATTGTATGGGTCAATTATATACTGACCACAAAATACAGGTTAAGGGTGTGAGAAGGCCACATATTATTATGCCTTCACTCGAAGAAGCAAGGGAGCAATGGAATCAACAGCAAGAATATGATTATGAATATAGTCAAGAAGACGAGTGGGAACTGGACGAAGAATAAATATTATTTTTTATTTTTTTTATTATTATTTTTATTATAACCTTCGAATATTGTTTCAGGTTTTATTTTTTTATCATTTTCAAATATTTGTGTTAAATCTATTTGAGGCTTATCGTGATTTTTAACTGGGGCAACTTTTGTTGTTTTAGTTTTCTTTTTTTTATACATATTATTATATATATATATATTAATATTTATTAAGATTTAAAATTTATATTTTTATCTTTTTTTTAAAATTTATATTATTATATATTATATATTAAAATGAGTTTAGTAGTTACTTCAAATATTAATTTAGAAGATAGGCCTGAAACCAGCAATGCATTCAAACCATATTCTTATCAAAACGCACTATTAAATACTATGAAAATCCCACCAAATAGTGAAATAGCCCTTCAATCTGTTAAAATTAATAAGGACGGATTAATTGTATTGGATAGGTCAAATTGTAAGTTTGCACATTATTTTGGGCCGCCAGTCGGTTCAACTTTTGTACCTGATTTATCACACTCTACAACCCAACCTTTTATTGGATTTGCTGGTGGTGGTGACGCATTCGAAGACGGTCAGCGTGTCGAGAGGAATATTGACGGATTTGCAGGTGATATCCAGTTAGGTGTTGGAAAGGCGTTGTTACACCCAGCATTAATTACAAATGTTGGTGATAATAATATCGAAGTCGCTCCTTTAAATAATGCTACCACAAAGGCCTTCGAAGGATATGAATATAAATTCACTCAACACACGGCAGTCACGGATTTGGGAGGAGCAGGATTAAATATTGTAAATATTGGAAAAGATACAGACCAAGCACCAAGAGAACAAAAGTATCCATTCGACTATGACGCAGCAAGTGGTGTAATAACTGCAACTACAAAAAGAGGCTTCTATGTTCAAGCAAGAAATAAACCAATTACCCAAGTAAAGGGTGAAGTAACTTGGGATATTACAGGATTAAATGGGGCAGGGTCAAACTCCCCTTTTATGGTTGGATTATCAAGAATTAATGGTGAAAAAAACACTATTATAGGTGACGTTATGATACCTGGTTTTTTCAATCCTGATAGGGGAGACGGTGGGGGTCAGTTTAGACGAGGAGGTCACGCAGCATATGCAGATATTGCCGTGACAAGAGCAGGTTCTCAATTATTTGTATTCCAATCAGGGACAAACTCTGCTGGTAATGCAGGTGGGAGAGACGAAACAATAATGAATGAAGTGGTCTATTATGGGGCTCACAATGCAAACTTTGGGACGCAATATGATATTCAAACCAATGCCCTTAATATCGAAGCCATTAAGTTTAAACTGACGAATGAACATATTGAAATTTATGGAATAGACGATAAGAACGCAGAAATATTAATCGCTGACCATATAGTTGCAAAATCGAAAGGAGGTAATAAAGTGAATCTCACTGCACCTATATGTGCTTCAAAGTGGGCTATGTATCCTGTCGCACAAGCTTTTGGTCTTAATAAGACCTCCAAACTTCTAAAATATCAGGCTTATACGGCATACCCTGACTTCTCAACCTTTTCTCTACCAGGCAATGATTATACAACGTATGATTGGTGGGGATATAGTGAAAGCACTGGAACAACCCCATTTTGTAATGAATTAGAAGCACGTTTTTGGAATGATAAAAATAGTACCTCAACAGTAACTCCACAATTGACAAATGTTGGAAATGGTATGGCGAATTATAAAAATATATTAATTTGCACCCAGTCAGCGGCATACGGAGAGGCCATTACCGACGGCTGTAATACGACACGGACTTTTGGATTCGAAGGTATGAGTGTAACCGAGCCACCTTTTGCTCATACAAATGTTCTTACAACTTTACGCTCTGTCAGCGTCCCAAGATTAATTGGTAACGTTTCTATGTTTGTTAGATTAAATAATTTCACACAACAATCAGTGAATGCTCGGAAGGGGACGACTTCTAAAATTGTTGGTCACTTACCTCGGTTCGATAGTAGTGGAAATGAAACTGGTGGCTTATATTTTGAGCCACACGAAAAAACATATTTAGCCTTGAATAATCCAACTGAATTACCGGTAAATTCATTCGATATAGATATTGTATATGATAATGAAACATTATGCACTGCTTTATCAGGTAAGACAATTGTATGTTTCCATATTAGACAGCAGAAATAAGATTAGTTTGTTTCTATTTAAAAAAATATTATATATATATATAATATAGAAATGAATACTTATGATTTAAGTGAAGAACAAATAAATCGAATTCTAACAACTTATAAAAATAAGCGAGAAAGAGAAAATAAATATTACCACGAAGTTTCAAAAAATAATGAAGATTTTAAAAATAAAAATAGGCAGAGAGCCAAAAATCATTATCACAAAGTTGGTAAAGAGCAAAAGAAAGAAAAATATAATAATAATAAAGATTTAATTAAAGCCAAAACATTGTATAATTATTATAAGAAAACAGATAATATAATTAAATTTGAAGATAAATATCCTGATAAAATTCTATTATTAAAACAAAACCAATTCATTTAATATTAATATAATATGTTTTTTACCTCTTTTTTTTTTAATTTATTTATATATAATAATATATAAATGAGTGAATATACTGATATCACATTAATCAATTGTAATAGGTCAGCGTCAGTCGAAGCGAGAACCAATAATGATTCGAATCCTGCTGTATTTAAAAACCCATTACAACAGAGTCTTAAATTAAATGTTGGTGATAAAGTTTCAGTCGAAAGGGCTTTTGTTTCAGAGGTAGGGGCAGGTAATCCTTCGACCATTGAATTTAAGGGAGAAAATAAAGGTCAATCTACTTTACCCACATATACACTAATGACACCAAGTTTTTTTGATACATATAAAGAGAAAACATATAACGCTAATTATCGATTGGGTGGATTTAGGGTTATGGAGACCACGGAGGTCATAGAGGAAAAGGCAGATTTAAGAGATAATTTTGCACCTTTGATTATTGGCTATTATATTACTTCAAATGAATATCCTAATTATGTTCAACAACCAAGAAGATTTGCACAAAATCAAGACGCAAGGGATACAAATGCACTTTACGAACAGACTTTTTTTACAGATAAAGACAGCACAACAGACGGATTTTGTGACCATACAATCGACGAACAATGTTTTGTAAGGGACGATTGGACAAAGCGAGTAGGTCAAGCCGCTGGTACGACACTTTATAAACAGAAAGTTAAGAATGAGAGATTTACTATGTTTATTAAAGATACTATTGTATATGCAGTTGGTAGAAATGCAACCGACCAAGCGAAATTAGTCCCCAAAGCATTGACACAATTTCCAAAGAAAACTATAAATGGAGTATTTTCAGAGGCAAAATATATTAGAATAAGAGAAAGATTAGATTTAGAAGTAAGTAAAGGTTTCAATACGCCGTCGGCTGTTGCTGAACAATTGACCGAGCAATTAACAGACACTAAACCTCCTACTGTATTTTCTATTTTAGACGGCGACGGCTATGAAAGAAAAATAACAAAAATATTAGAAAGTGCGACATATAAACCTATCAATGCTCAAAATTATTATAATTATAATTCAACTACATTTGGTGAATTCAGGGCAAATTTAACAAATGGTGCAAATATTACCCAAAACAGAGTTGATTATATATCTCAATTTGGTTACATAGGAGTTAAGAGACCTGAAATATTTGAAGCAGGTAGATTAATGGCTAATACTATTAGACCAGCGGCGACCGTTACAACCGAAGCCAATCGAGGTACAGGTTTTTTAGCAGACGGATTCGACGGCTTTCAAATATTCAATACTCTACCAAATAGCACCCCACCGCTTCGGAGAGGCACAGAAGTGATTTTGAATGTAGAATATACAGAGGCAAATTTAAAGATAATTAGAGAGTTTTTTGATACGCAAAGATTATATCCTGAACTATGGTCGTCATTAGAAAACACAGAAGATTATAGTGTAGAGGCTCTTGAACTCGGTGGATATTTCAATGTATTTCCAACAAAAGATAATTCAAGATTTTTTAATATGAATAAATATACCTCTAATATAGTAGGAGGAGCGGCCGAGAGTCAATTCACATTGGGGAACGACGACTTCACACACGCAGGAGCAGGTAATGGGACAGCGAATAAAGCCAGTGGTGCTTTATTCTTCTCATATGACGATACGCAGAGAGATTTCTTTATAGAGGGACAAAATTATGAACCGGAGAATGGATTGATATATGGATTTGCTGTCCCTCACCTTTATACGGACTCGAACTTGGGTAAGAGATATTTAATAAAAATCAGACCAGCACCAGTCGGTGGTATTCCGAAAAGTTTCTACACAAATACAACACACGTATTTGGTTCAAATGTTGTCGAAAATGGGAGGAGGATTGGATTCGATTTCCACGCAACTGCATATTCAACCTGTATAATTACCCCTTATAGTGGATATGGTAAGACTGATATAGGCACGACCGTCACCCAAGGGCCGAATGCAGACATAGACAATCTCCCTTCAACGACTCCAAATTTAAGAGATACTACTACTGCTGCTAATGCTACTGACCTTTCTCCATATTATACAATGTGCTATATGGGGGCAAATAATCCACTAATAGATTATAATAATATAAATAATAGATTTGAAATTAAAAGATTACATAATGCAAATAATGTTGGTAATGAATTGAGGTCAGGAACACAACAAACTGAAATCAATAGTGGTACTATGTTTAAACCTGTTTCAACGGCACAAATTAAAATAATACCTGCCCCTATAAATCAGGCCGCTGGTGGGACAGTTTATAAAATTAATCCAAGGCCTCCTCAATTTGGTTATTCTCCAACTTTTAAACCCTATTCTATGTATAACGCAGCATTCCGTGCAGGTGTTTATGCTGGGACACCGGACGAGGTGAAGGCTTCTTCTGACTCAAATTTACAATTATATTCTCCTCAAAATGTAAATATAGAACCCTATGAGATATTCGATAGCCACGGAGGGATTTATATTGAAGATTGGGGATATTCAAAAGACAATTGGGAGAATAATATGTGGGATATTTTAGGATATGATTATGATAGCGTGAATGCGGCACCAACTGAAAATAATGTTTTAAATCAAAGGATAGATAATTCAAATCGAAATATATTATATAGACCAACGACCAATGCAGAAATAGTATCAACTGATTCAAAGGTTTATATAGCCAATGAATTTAATGCTAAACAATATTATACTTCTTTACCATATCCAAATAATATAAGTAATTGGACAGTTACAACAGTTGGTGGTAAGGAAGTTTTCGAATATCCAAATCCAATTGGCCAACCATTAACTGTATATCCTGAAATTGTTGTTGAAACTGAAAGTTTATCTATTAGAGCAAAAGATTTACAAAAATCAGTATTGAAACCTTATTACTCCATAAGAAGTTCCTTACTCGAAGGATATTCCTCGATAGGTGGTAATCCAACAGGGGCAAATCTACCCATAGCGGCAATTATCGATAAATATTCAGCCCAAGGAGATTTCTTCACAGGGAACAGCGACCTCCAATTTACAATAACAAAGCCAACAATATTAAGTGATATTACTACAAGCATACACGACCCTGACGGAGAGTATTCAAATGTAGATTTAAATAGTGCAGTAATATATAAGATAGAAAAATCAAGGGTAACACCAACAGGGATTATTCAACAAATTATTGAAGAGACGAATCCTAAAAAGAATTCTAAAAAATAATAATTAATAATATAATTTAATTATATATATATAATAATATAAAATGAAACATTCTTGGAGTGATACTGAAATTGAGAAGTTTTGTAAAGCAAAACTGATTGCCCTTGACGAAGAGGACGAGGCTGACCCTGATTTTTGGCTCGATTTAATTTACTCTGATTTAAAAGATAATTGGGTTTGTCAAGATATAATTATAGCCTTAAAAACAGATATTGGGGAGGGATTAAAAACCCAAGATTTATTCGAAAAATATTTAGTTGCGTATGTTAAATAATTAAAATATATAGTATAATATAAATGGACAAAATAAGTAGTGAAGAAATAATCTCAATTTTAGCAATGCACGGCCGACCGGATTTAATCGCTGAATTTAGAGAGACTGTAAAAATAGATAATGATTACAAACCTCCAAAATATTGTAAAAGAGATTCTTTAAGTGATAGTGAAGGTTCAGCAGAAAGCGAAGAAGAATATGAAGTAGAAGTAGATAAAAATGGATTTCAATCTTTAAAATAATTCTTTAATATAAATTTTAATATTTATCATATATAAATATAATATGGTAAAAATAACAATTGAAAAGGGGACGGCTAAAAATAAAAAGTTAAAGGCTATCTTTTTTGACGACCAAGGTAAGAAGATAAAAACCACCCAATTCGGCGACAGCAGATATCAAGATTATACCCTGTCCAAAGACAAAAAACAGAGAGATAGATACAGAACTCGTCATAAGAAAGACTTATCGAGGGGCGATTATAAATCGGCTGGTCACTTATCTTATTATATATTATGGGGCGATTCAACTTCATTAAATACTAATATAAATAAATATAAAAAAATGTTTAAATTAACTTAATAACAACCAGCGAAAGGATTGTACTCTTCTTGTTTGGGGGCAACTGCTCTCATTAATGTAGCACGGATTTGTGCGTCTTGTTTCTCCTTGGCTTCGACTTCTCGCTTCTCTTTCTTCCTCTGTTTCCTAATAGTCTCATATTTCATAATTGCTTCAAGTTGTGCTTCCTCTAAATCTTTTTTAGTAATAGTAGAAGTTGGATAAGAAGCCTCTCGAATTGCAGGAGGTTTATCTTCTTCAACTTCTTCTTTTAATTTCTTTACTCTTTTAACTTTTTGTTGCTTCAATAATTCTTTCTCTTCTTTATCTAAATTCTTACTATCCTTTTTTTCTTGTGCCTTTTTCTTTCTTACCTCCATAGCCTTCTCCCTTGCTTTGGCTAACTTGGCCTTATGTTCCTCACTCATTGGTGGTCTCTTCTTACGTGGTTTTCCACTCTTTGTTAGTTTGGGTTCTTTTGCAAATATGTCGTCCGGCTTCATTTTGGGAGGAGGTTCAGATTCTTCTGACTCTTCATATACAAAATTTGGATTGGTTTCACCTGTTTCTTCATTGACTTCCTCGACAACTTCGCCTTCTTCCTCTTCGATTTCTTCGTCGCTGGGGATAAAATCCATTTTAATTTCAGGCATAAAATCCATTTATAGTATAATATATATAAAATATTTCTACAAATTATTAATTATTTTTATTATTTATTATAAATGTATTACAAAATTAATAAACAATAAATAAGAATAAGTTAAGATTAAAAAGTGTCTGGGATAGAATGTCAAAAATATTTGTGTTGAGAATACTTTGAAGACAAATTATTTTAACATTCTATCCCAGACACTTTTTTATTGTTCATTTAAAATAACCAACCTTTTGATATTTCTTCTTTTGGTTTTTCTTTATTTTTTAAGTTTTCTTTGATTATTTTAATTTCACTATCGATACAAACAATATTGATTTTTAGCTCATTTAATATTCTTTTTATAGTATGAAGTTCATTTAAGACTTCTTCTATGGGTTTGGGTTTGAGTTCCATTATTGCTTATATAATATTTCAAAGATTTATTTTTGATATTTGAATTAATTAAATTTTATAATATATATAATAATATGAATAATATACAAACTCCAAGACCATTCCCTGATAATATAGAAGATTGGTCACCTGAAATCGAAGAACTATTGAGTGAATGGGGGGAAATATCTATGTGTTATGCATATCTTCATAATTTCAGTCAAAGGAAATATAAACATAAATATCATAGATTACAAATCCCAATTATAGTATTATCAACTTTAACAGGCACGGCAAATTTTGCAACAGATTCCTATGTCCCTGAAAACCTGCAACACGGCTTCTCGGCTGGTGTCGGAGGTCTCAATATTTTCTGTGGTATATTAGGTACTTTATTGGCGTTCTTAAAATATGCTGAAATATATGAGGGACATAGAATAGCGGCGTTGTCTTGGGGTAAATTAGGACGAGGTATAGAAATCGAATTATCATTACAAGACAAGAAAAGAAAACCGTGTAGAGAATTCTTAAAAGTGTGCAGAAGTGAATATGATAATTTATTAGAAGGTTCTCCAAATATTGATTTAGATATTATTAATAATTTCAATAATAAGTTTCAAGATAAATATCCAAATGTGAGAAAGCCATTGATATGTAATGGGCTTAAAGCAATTGTCCCTTTCACCCAAGACCCACAACCACTTAAAGAACCTGAACCTGAACCTGAACCTGAACCTGAACCTGAACCTCAAATCCAATTAATCGTTGAGCCTTAAAAATTAAAATATATAATAAATATATAAATGAAAGTTTTAGAATTATTTTCAGGGACAGGTTCTGTTGGTAAATGTTGTGAAGTTTTGGGTTGGGAGAAAGTATCAGTTGATTTATTATCACCAGCCGACTTCCAAATAGATATACTGGATTTTGATTATAAACAATATCCGAAAGACGAGTTCGATATTATATGGGCAAGTCCGCCCTGCACAAATTATTCAAAACTTCAAGACGCTTATATTGGAAGAATGAGAAAGGGAGAAATTTATTCAAGAGAAGTTCAAGAAAAAGAAATGTTAGAAGACGATAAATTAATATTAAAGACATTAGAGATAATAGATTATTTCAACCCACATTGGTGGTTTATAGAAAATCCTGACACGAGTAGAATGAAAGAAAGAGATTTTATGAAAAAATTGCCGTTTTATGTTGTCGATTATTGTATGTATTCAGATTGGGGTTATAGAAAGAGGACTCGTATATGGACTAATAAAAAAGATTGGAATGCTTTAAAATGTAATAAAAAATGCGGAAATATGGTTGGTAATCTTCATAAAACCAATCTCGGCAATACTGAAAGAAAGCAAAAAACAAAAGGCAAATCCTCAACCCAACAAGATAGATATAGAATACCGGAGGATTTAATATTTAGTTTATTTTTAGAATAATATAATTAATATATATATATATAACAATATGAATACACCAAAAGTATTACCAATAAAAAATGAAGACGACAGCAAAGCAAAAGAGTTCCACCCAAATCTCCCTGATATAGGACTTGGCGTTAAAGGTCGAGGCTCGGTTATGGTCTTATTAAGTCCGAGAAATACAGGTAAGAGTACATTGGCTGTAAATTTATATTTAAATCCTTCAATGTTTGGCGACCCTAAATCACCCAATGGTTCTTCATTCGACGAGGTGTATGTTTTAAGCCCAACAATCAATGTAGATAAATCCTCACGTCACCTTAAAAAAGTATTCACAACATTCGATACCTATGACCCTCAAATCCTTCAAGGGATATTAGATAACCAATTGTCTATGGGGGACGACGCTCCGGAGATTTCAATTTTTATAGACGATTCTGTTGGCCTTATGGATAAAGAATTATCAACACTTGCAACTCGTAGTCGCCATTATAATATTAAATTATTAGTAATATCTTCTCAAAAGTTTAGGTCAGCCCTCGACCCAATTCTCCGTGTAAATATCACCGACCTCGTGGTGGGTAGTCCGTTCCCAAATGCGAGAGACCTCGAAGCAGTTGCAGAAGAATTTGGTGACCAATTTGGTGGTAAAGATAATTGGTTGAAATTGTATAAACAAGCCACACCAAAAAAATATGATTTTGCATATATGAAATTAACAAATCCAGCCGAGTTTTTTTCAAATTTTGAAAAACAAATATATTTTAAAGAAGAATAAAATATTATTAATTTTATTATTATTAATAAAAAATATATATATATTATATAATAAAATGGATTTGTATGGAGCAAGTATTTCCCAAGGTAATGCACAATCAAGTCTGGTTCAACAGACAAACAATGCGGCGAGAGATTTCAATTCAGGTTTGGCTTCGCAATTAGACGCAGCCAAAGAACAGGACGACGCAGACGCAAGTGAGAAATCTGCTATCAATATGTTTAAAGGCTCTACGGCCGGACTCAAATTATTGGGTGATACAAAGGCACGTGCTTCTGTGATAGAAGGAATAGAAAAATACACAGGCAAGAGTAATCTATTAGGAGAACCAGTAAAAGTAGAACCAGCATTAGGAGGGGGTCGTGCCTTTCCTGGTGGCTCAACCGATTCATTAGTCCCTGTGGCCACCACAGAAACCGAGGATACAGCCCTTCGATTAAATGCCCCAGTCGAAACGGTGGCTGGTGACGGAGCAGGTACTGCACCAACCGCCGCAGGAGAAGCCGCAGAGACAGCAGGTGAAGCGGAGAGTGGAGGATTTAAATTTGGTGTTGAAAGTTCAGCAGATTTAGCACCAGCCGCCGAAGAGATTGCAGCGACAGATTTAGCCAAAACAGGATTGGCTGGTCTTGGAGGAGGATTAGACGTTTATAAAGATTTAAGCCGTGGTTCTTTCGGTTCTAACTGGGAGCAACAAGTGGGCAATATTGGTAATATAGCAGGTTCTGCACTTGAAATTGGTGGAGCATTAACTGCTTGGACAGGACTGGGAGCAGGAGCAGAAGCACTCGGTGCTGTATTATCTGTTGGCTCAACCGCCCTCGAAACGGCTGGTGACGTTAAAGAAGCAAAAGAAACAGAAGAAACTACCGAAAGTGATATCACTGGTCAGCAGAGAGGAGCCACCGCTGGTCAGCAGGTTACCCAAGCGGTTCAAAGAAGCAATTAAATATTAATATTTATCTAAATATTAAGAATATTTTATTTTATTTTTTTATTAATAATTTTATATATTTATAATATAAAATGAGTTCTTATTGGTCAAATGAAGATAAGATTAAGATATCGCAAACACAGATTTCGATTCCTTCAAGCAATGGTCAGTCTTACACGACCACGGCTGGGAGTGACGGTGCAAGGGTAGATTTTGTAATCCCCCCAAATACTAAATTCTTTGACGGCAAGAATAGTTATTTACAATATGAGATTAAACTGGCTCTTGGAGCAGGGGCAGACCCCACTCGGCTTATCCTCGACCCCACTATTGGAGGACAATCTGTCATTAAAAATTTAAGAGTGCTAACTTCGTCCGGTGTAGAAATTGAAACAATTGCTGATTATAATGCAATGGTTCAGGTTAAATATTCTTACAATAGCGACGACAGTATGAGAAAAATGAGGTCTCTGAAAGAAGGTAGTCTTATTCACGCAGTGGCCAATCGCTCTACACGTGGTGTAAGTATTAGTAATGCTAATGATTTAGACAGCAATCCGTACTTCCTTCCTCAACCAGCACCACCTGCTGGTCGTGATTTTGGTAATGCTGATTTCTTATTCGCCAAAGTTTGTCTGCCCCTACATTGTGGAGTATTTGCAGGTAGTTCTAAAATCTTCCCCAATATGTTAGTTGGTGGCCTTCGTGTAGAGGTGGATTTAGAAGACCCAGCAAAGATAATTAAGCAGTTAGATAGTGTCAATCGTAATCGGAGAATGAAACTGAATCCTTCCTTCCACGGCATAAATGCCGCTGGTGACGATTTGGGACAAGGGGCAACTAATCGAACCGAGATATTTTTAGCCAAGAATAATAATATGTTATCTGTCGCCGCTTGTCCATTTGTTAAGGGCGAACGCATAAATTTCTGTAAGGATAACGACCCCAATGCACAGACACTTATAACTACGAACGACGGAGCAACGGCTGCGAGTCCAACTATTACTGATATTGAATTAGACGGCAGTGGTCACATTAAATTAACAACGACTGCATTTAGAAATATTGCAGGTGGAACTGGTCAAGTAGTTAATAAAGATTTCATTGTGTATTCCGCCTCGATTGACCGAAAAGCAACCAATGTAGGAGGGGCAGAATCACAACTCGCAATTACTTCTTATCCCACTTCCTATACAATCCGTGATATGCAACTTGTTGTCCAGCAGGTTGGTATTGACCCTCGATACGAGGCTGGTATGGTTCAGAAAATGAGAGACGGTGGCTCTGTTGAATTAGATATTCATTCTGTTACTAATTACAAACATTCTCTTCTTGCTTCAAATCGTAATGCGACCATAGATATGCCCCTTTCAAATACACGAGCAAAATCAGTTATTGTTGTTCCAACAGACGCAACAACTTACAATACGGCACAATTACAGGGTGCTTTTGATACATACAGCGAAGAAAGGAGTGCAAATATGGACGGTCGTCTTGCTTCTGCTAAATCAGGACAGGTTGGTATCATTGACCAACTCTCTTCATATCAGTTTGTAATCGATACAAAACTTGTCCCCAGCCGACCAGTTGTGACTTCTAAAATTAATGGTGGTATTTCTATCGCAGCCCAGCCACTAATCGAAAGCGAAAAGGCTCTCAATCAGGCCAAGATTACTCCTCGCTCATTTGTTGATTTCAATAGAAATTTCATAATTGGTCGTGCCTTCGCTCTTAATGACGGAGTGGCCAATCTAAATAATAAAATGAACCAGTTACAGTTATTCTATAATGAGAGAAGCGTAGCAGGCGTAGATAGACCCCCAGTAAAACAGAAGTTGTTAATGGCTTTCTGTTTCCATATTAGAAGGCTATCTATCAAAGGCTCTTCTGTACAGATTGGTTTTTAAATATTTTCTAATCAATTAATTATTATTATTTTTTTTTAACAAATTTTATATATATTAAAATATAAAATGGATACAGATAAATCACCCCCCTCTTCTGCCCCTGGTTCTGCCCCTGCTTCTGCCCCTGTTGAGGGACGCATTCCTGACCTT